AAAAACTTAAATTTGATAGAAGAAAAGTTGCTCAGGAATTAGAATGTAATTTCTTAGGTTCGGGTGATAACGTATTTGACTCTGATTTAATGCAAAATATTGCCAAAAACCAAACACGAGAACCATCTGCAAAAATGATGGGAGGAGGGTTATGGATTTTTAAAGAACCCGTAAATGGACATAAGTACGTTATGGGTGTGGATGTTTCTAGAGGGGATTCTGAAGACTTTTCGTGTATAGAGATAATTGACTTTGACACAAGGGAACAAGTGTTGGAATACGTAGGAAAAATACCACCAGATGTAACTGCAGAGATTGCGTATAAGTGGGGAACGATGTATAATGCATATTGTGTTGTGGATTTAACAGGAGGTATGGGAGTATCAACGGCAAGAAAACTACAAGAACTTGGATATCAATCAGGATTATATGTTGACAATGTTGACACAAGTAATAAATGGAAGTGGGACCCAAAGGTAAATGAAAAAATCCCTGGGATTAACTTTAACAATAAAAGGGTTCAGATTATATCGTCATTTGAGGAAGCGGTTAGACACGGATTTACCGTATATTCAAGTAGATTATACAACGAAATGAATACGTTTGTTTATATCAACGGAAGACCTGACCACCAAAAAAACCATCACGATGATTGTATTATGGCAATTTCTATGGCGTTATATGTTGCAGAGAAATCATTCCAATCATTAGAAAAAGTTACCAATCACACCAAAGCCATGATTAACTCTTGGGCAACAACCGTTAATGAGAATAAAAATTCTTCTGAGTTTTTTAATCCAATGGTTCCTCAAATGGGTAGAAATAATAATATGAGTAATAATGGTGAGGCAACAAAGGCCGATTATCAGAAGTATGGGTGGTTATTTGGTAGGTAATAACTATTTATATTATCAAGGTAATTAGTAGATTTATAATATGGGCGAAAATCAAAATAATTTTACAGTATGGCAGAGATTGTCAAAGACATTCGGACCGAATTCTTTATTAAAACAGGATTATCCAACTTTCACGTTTGATAAAAAGGAACTTCTGCGTACACCAAATCGTGATGAGTACGAAAGAGAAAAATTACAAGCCCAACAAACATTTTATTTATCAAATCAATGGGCGAAAGTTGAAAATAACTTATACTCTCAAGCAATTTATTATGAACCATCAAGGTTATCATCACAATACGATTATGAATCAATGGAGTATACTCCAGAAATTTCTGCCGCTTTAGATATCTACGCCGAAGAATCAACAACAACAAATGAAGATGGATTCATCCTTCAAATTTATTCTGAATCAAAAAGAATAAAATCTGTGTTAGCAGATTTATTTAACAATTCATTAGATATTAACACCAACTTACCTATGTGGACAAGAAACACCTGTAAGTATGGTGATAACTTTGTTTACTTAAAGTTAGACCCTGAAAAAGGAATTGTTGGATGTCAACAATTACCAACAATTGAAATTGAACGTCACGAGGTTGGGGTTACCGCAAAAATATCTGTTGATATTACACAAGAATTAGAAAAAGATAAAAAAGCCTTACACTTTACTTGGAAGAACAAAAATATGGAATTCCAATCGTGGGAAATTGGTCACTTTAGATTATTGGGTGATGATAGAAAACTTCCTTATGGTACTTCTATGTTGGAAAAGGCAAGACGTATTTGGAAACAATTATTGTTATCTGAAGATGCGATGTTAATCTATAGAACTTCAAGAGCTCCCGAAAGAAAATTATTTAAAGTTTTTGTGGGTAATATGAACGATGATGATGTGGAAGCATACGTTAACCGTGTTGCCAGCAAATTCAAAAGAGAACAAGTTGTGGATAGTAAGACAGGTAATGTGGATATGAGGTTTAACCAAATGGCGGTTGACCAAGATTATTTTATTCCTGTTCGTGACCCTGCAGCACCAGACCCAATTACAACATTACCTGGTGCAACAAATTTATCAGAGATTGCCGATATTGAATATATTCAAAAGAAATTATTAACAGCACTTCGTGTTCCAAAAGCATTTTTAGGTTTTGAAGAAGTTGTTGGTGATGGTAAAAACTTATCATTACAAGATATTCGTTTTGCTCGTACAATTAATAGAATTCAAAAAAGTATGATTGCAGAACTTAATAAAATTGCAATTGTTCATTTATTTTTATTAGGATTTGAAGATGAATTACAAAATTTTACATTAGGATTAACTAATCCATCAACACAAGCAGATTTGTTAAAAATTGATGTTTGGAAAGAAAAAGTTTTATTGTACAAAGATTTAGTTGCTGACCCAGGAAATGGTATTCAACCAGTATCTTCTACTTGGGCTAAGAAACATATTTTTGGTTTTTCTGATGAAGAAATTAGATTAGATTTACAACAACAAAGAATTGAAAGAGCTGTTGGTGAAGAACTTAAAGCAACTCCTACAGTTATTACTAAAACAGGATTATTTGATAATATTGATAAATTGTATGGTAATCCATCAGGAGCAACTGCAAACGCAGCAGCAACCACTACAGGAGAAGAAGAACCTGGAGGAGGTTTGGGAGCATTCTCACCACCACCACCACCATCATCAGGAGGGGGCGAAGAAATACCACCACCAGCAGAATCAACTGAAACACCACCGCCAGCGGCAGGAGAGGTAACACCAGAATCAAAAATGGCGAGTATGAATATTTTATTAGAAAATACTCTAACAAGGGGAGCAAAATTCCTTGATTTAGGTCACGGACAAGAATCTTTAGGGGAAATTTCAAAAGAATTAGATAAGTTACTAAACTCGTAGTATTTATATTAAAAACCACTAGAATGACTTTCGGAAAAATAAAATCCATAATTGAGAACAGCTTGATTGAATCCTACAAAGATGAAAAGGAATTCAAAAAATCTTTAAGAGAATTCAAACATAATGTTTTGAATAATAAAAGTATGTCAAAGATTTATTCTTTGTATGACCAGTTAAGTACTCCACAAGGATTAAATGAATCCGATGCTAAAGATTTTTTAAGTGAAGGTATTGATTTAATACAGAAATTATTACCAACTATCAAAACGCCATTATCAATATCTGAAAATATTGATAATAAGTATTCTGATATTGATACATTAGTTTATACCAATAAATTAGAATTATCTGAAAGATTAAAATCTAGAAAAAATATTACAAAAATTTTAGTGTCAAATACTACGGTGGTTAAAGAATCAATTAATATTCCTTTAAAATCTATGATTAGTATTGGAAATCAAACATTAAGAAACTACGTAGATACTCTTGACGAGAGCTCTAAAAAAGAATTTATACAATTAATGTCTGAAGATGTAAAATCTCTTGAGGAAAAATTTGAAACAATTCGTGAAAGTGCAATAAGTAAACTTAACCTTCTTTTAGAGAAAGAGCAAGAGGATGAATTAAAAACAAAATTATCTGATACTATTGACAGATTGACAACAGAAAAGTTTGACCAATTGAGTTTTCTTAAATTGAAACAATTAGAAAGTTCAATTTAATTCAGTTTTCTTTTTTTGTACATACGAGGCTTTTAACTTCTGTGCCCTCTTAAGAACAGATTTTTTCACAAACTTTTTTTTATCAAATAAAATTTGAGTTTGTTTAGTTTTAATTACTTTGGATTTCAAAAGTTTTAAAGCTTTTTCAATACCATCTTTTTTTACTTCTACAATTAGCATATACTACAAATATCACGGTTTATTAAAAAAATTTTGACAATGGTCTTTATTTGTCCTATTCTTTATACAACAAATAAACATTATCAATATGAAACTTAATGAAAAAAGGTAAAAGTGTAAAGTTAAATCTTTATACACCAATTAAATCTGTCTACGGCACAGTGGATTCCAAAAATCTAAAATCATTGTATATTAACATCCAATCTTGGGTTACTCCTAAATTTGAACACGACAATTGGAACCGAGTCGTATGTAACTTAAGTAGAGAAATAAAACATTCTGTATATGACTCAATAGATATAAATCTATTCAAAGAAAAAAGTATTGTGGACTTAGATTTAAGAACGAGCGGTATTATTCACGGTAAAAAATCTTTTTTTAATTTAGAAGTTAATTTATATACAAACCAAGAAATGGATTTTAAATCCTCAGAAATTAAAGATTCTGTAAAAAAAATAGTTAAAAATATATTCAAAACTAATGTCGTTGATAACAAATACTTTGAATTTTCAACCTCAAAAAAATAATAATGGTGGCAAAGATGATTAATTGATATATTTATCTTTAAAAGAATTAATGGAAAAATTAAGAATATTAGAAGCTAGCGAAGTAGGTCATGGGATATTGGTTGAAACAGATGCTGGATGGGTGTCTCCTAAAGACGCTCGTAATGCAGAGTTTTTGAAAGAATCTGCAACTTTAGATTATAGAAATCCTTTTGAATTTTATGCCGTATTACAAAAATACGACACAGCAAATAGAAACGGAAGATTTTACCCTGAAAGAATATTAAAAAGAGAAGCCGAAAACTATAAAAAGGCAATCGCTAAAGGATTATCAACTTCAGAACTTAACCACCCTGAATCATCCCTAATTGATTTAGATAGAGTTGCCCATATGATAACCGATATTTGGTGGGATGGTAACATCCTAATGGGGAAACTTAAACTATTAACATCACCAGGGTTTCACGAAAGAGGGATTGTATCCACAAAAGGAGACCAAGCCGCAAATCTAATGAGACAAGGAGTTACGATGGGAGTTTCTTCAAGAGGTGTAGGTTCGTTAAAAAAAGTTGGTGAAAGAAATGAGGTACAAGATGATTTTGAATTAATATGTTTTGATTTAGTATCATCACCATCAACACCAGGTGCATACTTATTTGTTAATCCTGAGGATAGAAAGAAGTATGAGGAAAATTTAGAAGAGGAAAAGAAATATAAACAATCTGAAAGTTCTCCAAATACTGATAAGTCACTTGACTTAATGAAAAAATTAACCGATTATTTGGGAAAATAATTAATTATGGAAGAAAAATATTTTGTAGCAAAAGTTCAGTATGATTTACCTGACGAAAATAGTGGTAAACTTAAAAAAATTAGAGAGGAAAAACTTGTAAGGGGTTATTCAGTCACAGATGTTGAGGCTAAAGTAACCGAGAAGTATCAAGGATTTACTCATGATTGGAGAATAACCTCAGTTTCGGAAAGTAAAATTGATGAAGTAATTTAGTAAAAAAATTAAAGTAAATTTAAAAAAAGTGGTTTTATAACCACTTTTTTTTTGCTCAAACAAATATTTATTATTGATAATATAACGAATAAACCACGTCATATGTGATTTTTTTATGATATGGTAATATTTATTAATTAAAATAATAGATTTTTCTATGAAAGAAAACAAATTAGTCCAAGAGGCTCTTATTCAAATGAAACAAGTTGAAGAAGCAATAGCCGAAAATGCAAAAGGAATACTTGCTTCTACAATGAAGGAAGAAATCAACCAATTAGTAAAGGAATCTCTTTCTGAACAAGATGACGAAGATGAGATTGAAATAGATGCTGACATTGATATGGATGCTGATGATGCTGACATTGATATGGATGCTGATAATGATGAAATGGATATGGACTTAGATATGGATGTAGATACAGACATGGATATGGATATGGACATGGATTCACAAGAAAGTCCAATAGATTTAACTGACGCTTCTGACGAAGAAATTTTGAAAGTATTCAAAGCTATGGGTGAAAATGATGGTATTATCGTTAAAAAAGACGGTGATAATATTCATTTAACTGATGGTGATGCTGATGTAGAATATATCGTAAAGCTTAAAGAGTCTGTAGACGAAATGGAAGAAGAAGACGAAATGGATTACAACGGAGAAACAGATGAATCGGTTGATGACGTTATTAACGCAATTTTCTCAAAAAAAGGTGATATGTCAAAAGTTGACTCTTCAGATTTAGATTCAGATGAAGAAGAATTTGAAGATGAAGAAGTGATGTATGAAATCACTTTAGATGATGATGGTGAAGATGATGACATGATGGAAGATGATGACATGATGGAAGATGATGACATGATGGATGATGACAACATGATGGAATCTAAAAGCACAATTAAACCTAAAGGTGTTGGTATGGGTAAACCTAAATTTGATTACAAGAAAACAACAGGTGGATTTAAAGAAGACATGAAACAAGGTCCTAAATCTGTTGGTACAGGTAAAGCAAAATTTGATTACAAAAAAGGTGCTAACATGGAAGGTAAATCTAAAGTTGTTAAAGCTGAAACTAAAGAAGGTGATTACGGAATGAATAGAGGTGATAAATCTAAAACTATGAAAGGTAAAGAAGATTACACTACTAAAAAAGGTATGACAAATTCTAAAGGAGAAAAAGCGTTTGAAAAAACTGAAACTAAAGAAGCAGCTAGAACATACGGAATGGGTTCCAAAGAAGGTAGAGGATTAAGAAAAGGTATCACTAATAACAGAAACTATGTTTATAGTAATAGTGGTGTTAAAACAGAATCTACTCAAGAAGAAGTTAGAATGTTGAGAGAAAAGAATGAAGAATATAGAAAGGCTTTAAATGTTTTCAGAGAAAAACTAACAGAAGTTGCAATATTCAATTCAAACTTAGCTTACGCAACAAGATTGTTCACGGAGCATTCAACAACTAAAAAAGAAAAGATAAACATCCTTAGAAGATTTGACGATGTTGAAACCTTGAAAGAATCAAAAAGTCTTTACAGGTCAATCAAAGATGAATTGGGTAAGGTTGAAACAAAATCAATAAATGAGTCAGTAGGAACAAAAATAAATAAAACAGTTTCTACAGGTTCATCAACCACTCTAATTGAATCAAAAACTTATGAAAATCCACAGTTCTTAAGAATGAAGGATTTAATGGGTAAATTAGGGTAAAAATAAAATTAACTAAATTAAAAACAAAACAAATACTAAAATGGGAGCATTATTAGAATCAGGTCTTGTTGGTAACATCGGTCTTAAGCACCTTAAGGTTATCAAAGAAGACACAATCAACAAATGGGACAAATTAGGCTTTTTAGAAGGTCTTAAAGGTCACATGAGAGAAAACGTAGCACAATTATACGAAAACCAAGCATCATTTTTAATCAATGAAGCATCATCTACATCTGATACAGGTGCATTTGAAACAGTGGTTTTCCCAATTGTAAGACGTGTATTCTCTAAATTATTAGCAAACGATATCGTTTCAGTACAAGCAATGAACTTACCTATCGGTAAATTATTCTACTTTGTACCTAACATTCAACAGTACACTGACTTAACCGACTTAGATAACACAGGAAAGCATTTCGCACCGTATGGTTCACCAAATATGGAAGCAGGTCAAACTCCAAACACTGGTTATGACTACAATGCAACTAAAGACCTTTACGATAGATTCTATGAAGGTAACGAACCAGCATTAGACCCACCAGGTTTATTTGATTATTCTAAAGGACAATACTCAGCTATCACTGCAAACGTAACAACTGTGGCGTGGACTGGAGATGTTTTAGAACCATATGCATACCCTTTAACCGATTATAGAAAAGTATTAATCGTTATGTCAGGTTTCGCATCTGATGGTGCTGGTAAATTAATCGGTCCTGATGGTCAACCAATGGATAACGAAGCTTTCTTATCTGATTTAACTATCTACGGTTCACTTTTAAATGCGTACACTTCAGGTAACACAAACAATCCTTATTTATTTAGAGTTGTAACTCAAAGATATGGTAAAGGTATTGTACAATACGGTAACAACAACTCAACTTCAGTTTTCCCTAACGACAAAACAGATGGT